TCCTTTTACGTTGCTAGAACCATCGCTCAATACTTCTCCATCTTTTTCTAAAACTAAAACATTATTTTCATCAAATGCTACAAACTTAGGTGTGTAAAGGTTTGTATTAATTGGTTTTTGGTCGGCATTCAATAATTTAAATTGAACTACATTATCTATTCCTCTATATATTTTTATTTGTCTTTGATACACTGGTTTATACTCCGTAACGAATCCTGCGTCATTCACAGCAATTTCAATTCTGTTTTGAACTAAATATCTAGGTACAAGTTGCATAAAGTATTTATTTGAAATGTTACTAAAAAATATAGAAGAAAATTTTCCATTTATAAGTGTTGTAACTTACGGGGACGAAGAGCATATTGGTATAATAATAAACCAAGACGCCCAGGTCACCTCTATGTACAATTATAATCGCATAAAGTCCGAAGCCGAAAAAAAGCATTTTCTTCTAATGGGGGAAACATGGTGGTGGGAATCTAATCGATTAATACCTATTAATATTTTTTTACGAAACGACATGGATTCATTTAGGTATGCAATTCAAACAATGAACAGCAAAGACGTTACAGTGAAATTTGGACCGGCAGTTAATTTGAATGATCTATCTACTAAAAGAGTAAAACGTCGATCTGTTCAGTTGGTTAGAAAAGGTAAGTAATTAGTTTTTTTGAAAAACAAAAGTTCGAGGGGCAACAAATTTATAATCTTCTAAAGTTTCATCAACTGCTCTTTTAACATCATCTTGATCAATATCGTGTCCTGTTAAAAACCCGCCAGGCCTAACTTTGGACAACCATGTTTCAATGTCTTGTTTTACATCATCGTATCGGTGAGAGCCATCTATGAATACTAAATCTAGTTGATTATCCTCAAACTGTTGAGCAGCACTAATACTTGTTGTATGGATACATTCTAGTTTTTTATTATATTTTTTTGCCATTGTTTTCCATGTTTTAGGAAATTTAACATGATCTATTCCGTAATAATGAGTTACAGTAGGACACTTTGATAAAATCTCTCGAGTAAGATGGCCTGTAAAAATTCCTATTTCTGCAATACTTTGTAACTTTTCTTTGTTAATCAATCTAACAAGTTCGGTCATTCTTGAGTCGTTTCCTACAATGTAATCGTAAAACTCTTGTATGTACTGTTCAGCTTTTTTAGGAAGAACACCTCCTGCATCAAATATTGGCCACACTGTTCTTAAATATTCTGATTTTGCCTCAACACTTACAGGCTCAGATGATTTTATTGCTGTTGGAACACCCGTAGGATTGTCGGGGGTACCCCGTCCTTGAATGGCTCTCTGTCTTAAAATACGATAACCTTTTGTTTGTGGAGGTTTAGGAATACGAGCTTTATAGCCCGATGGATCAACACGATCTTCATTAGGCCTAAATTTGTTAATATCAATATACGTTGGCATTCAATTGTTCTACTAGCAAATTCATATGCACAACACAAGCAACAGCATAAGAAACAGCGTGTGCCTTTTTGAAATAATAGGAACCGTCTTCAGGTTTTGTCCACACTTCCTTGAGTATTGTGTCCCACGACTCGTTGACTAGATGTCGTTTCGCTGGACGTATTATCGCTAGCACTGCTGCTAGTTGTTCTATGTTCTTGGGTTGCAAAATGCGTAGCACGTCTCCGTGATTGTTGAGATGAAAGACGCTGTTGTTGAAATCGTCGTGAAGCAGTAAATCCCATAGTGGCTCCTTGTTCATTAGTTCTGTGAGATGTTGTTCGTCTCGTATATCTTTGTATATCGAAACGTTGAGAAAGTCTAGTTTAAAATAGCCGCGTTCTTCTGCGGTCTTGTGTTCTATTGTGCTGAGATTATCAATCGGATTATGAGGAATTTCTGTAACATATACACCAGTGTTGTGTTTCTTATCACTGTCTAGTTTTGCAACACGATGTTGTATTTTATTTAATATTACATTTCTATCTGCAAAATCTATGTCAATATCTGGCATTATAAATTACTCTCTTTTGCAACGTCTTTTACTAGTTGCACGTCTTTGGGTTGTCTATTAAATCGCATAGCCCAATGTTCAGGGTTCATTATGTGATATACTATACTTAGTTGTTCTTCATTAAGTTGATTAAGTAATTGCTTTCCGCTTTTGCAATTTAAAATTAACCAAGGTGATATTTTACCATCTTTAATATGCCATACTGCTCTGTTCAATGATACGTGTTGAAAGTAGTGATTCCAAGGAGCAGGAGGATTTTCTTCTGCCCATTCCATCATAGTCATTATACTGCGTTCAAGTGCTGTTTCTACACCTTCTTTACGTATTAATTCAATAGCATATTTTTCATACATTTCTTCTCTACACCAGTGATCTAATTTTACGCCACTAGTTACTACATGATTGATATACTTCTCAGGATATAAGGGCCGCACGTTACTAATAAAACTGCCAAACTTAACAAAAGCGTTATAGTACGGAGATTTGCAAAATTCATCATATGTTTTTTCCTTTTTTGCTCCTGCACTTAATTTATAAAATTGGTTAAATGCATAAAAGCCTAATTGTACTCGTTTTTCATTTTTTTGTAGGTGTCGTCTTTTTTGTTCGCAAACGTGTACTGATAAAGTTTTTTCCTTAGTGTAACCAGTACCACAGTACTCACATACATAAGGCTTTTCAGATTGCGTTTTCGAAACCATGTTCTTCAGCCAGTTTTTTGAGTTCTTTTGTTGTAGATATTCTAGCAAGTAATTCTACCTCATCTTGTTTCATATTAGGAAATAGTTTTTCTAAAAATTTAACTGCCTTGCTATTGCTTTTATTTTTTTGTTTCAAACCGATCCATTGATGTTTTCTAATATTACTTTTAGCATCACGTGTCGCACATAATAATTGCCATTGTAGTTGCGGATGTCTTGTTCCTAGTTCATTCCAGTTTTTATTATAATATTCGTTTGTTAAAATAACAGCAAGTTCTTGTGCATCTCTGTTGCCTAAAACAGAACTAGCATATCTATTAAGCAACCAAAAATTTACACATTTCTTTTGCTCGTCGGTTAATTCCTTCCATACGGATTTTGCATTTTCATCAATGCAAGCGAGTATTACTTTTAAAGGCAGTTTATCACTCATACTTTATTATACAAGATTGTACTAGAGCTGTCAAGTACTATGTTCGTTTGTTAATATTGACTTCTGATGTTAGTTCGCCGATTTTTTTGTATGCTTTATATTTTGCTTCTTCTAATATACGCACTTCGTTACGCAACATTTTATTTTCTTCTTCTAACGCACGACATTGCTTGTTAAGATCAATAAGTTGTCTACGAAGTTGTTCTTCTAAAGTGTCGTTAAGGGTTATATAATCGTCGTTCATCGTTTTCCCATTAGTCTAAGATTAAGAACAAAATTTTCAACTAACAGTTTAACAATAATTGCACGACTTGTCAAATCTTCTAAGTCCATTTCGAGAACATGAGCAGCCATCATAATATACGCTTGTTCTTCTGAAATATTTAAATCTCCCCAATCAATTGGGTCAAATTCTGCACCTTCCTTTGCAAGTATTACAAGATTACGAATTGCTTCGTCATCTATTTCAAACATATTAGTCATTATTATCCTTAACTAAGTAATAAGTATTTACTAGTTTTTCCATAAGACTCTTTAAAGTTAGATTAGCTTCGGCTTTTACACACAAATCTTCCCATTCAGAATACGATAAAAATTTTCCAGTTGCTTTTGCTATACCTACCGGGTCGCCACCGACAATCCATCTAGGTATAGTATTATGAGGAGCATCTCTATACTTTGCATACACAACACCGTTGGCTCTTTCGTATATAAGAGCTTCACCTGGAATTAATTTATTTGGTTGGTTGGCCAATAGTGCGTCTCCATATATCGTCGTGATTAAACTCAGCCCAATAAAGTTCAAATGCAACGCCATCTTCAACACCTTCAAATTGATGAAACTTTCCTGGCTTAACTTGTGTAAAGTCACCTGGCTCTAGTATAGTTTCATCTACAAGACCTGTTTGTTCTTCGTCTTGCCAAACACGCACAATCATTTTTCCTGACTCTACAAAAAAGCCATTCCACTTGTGCTTGTGATAGTGTTCACTGCAATTGTAGCCAGATTTGTATTCAATGCGATGGAACTCAAGCACACCATT